TATGACTCTGAAAGTCAGGCCTTGATTTCTACACCATTTGGTAGCAGCGTCCCATTTGGCATAGTTTACAGCTACCACAGCACGGTCTCTGGGCTTTTGACCTTCTGTGATTGAGCTTTGGCCTTTGGGTTTGATTTCAATCAGCTCGGCTCGAAGTGTGTTATCACGAGTTTTGTAAGTGATCAAAAAGTCTGGCACATAGGTAGTCATTTTGCCAGTTAGTGGGTGCAAGTAAGGTATGCGGATGCTTTCACTAGCCCATTGCATGATGTTGTCATTGGTGTCGCAAAAACGCATGAATGAATGTTCCCACCCTGATCTGTATCTGGGCATGCCTTGGCCCACATATTTTTTAGAATTAATAACTTGATAAACGCCTTGTGCCCACTTGCTCATTGTAGCACTGTTCTAGCAGCATAGTAGTTGGGCACTGGTTGCACATTTACACCCAGCAGTGTAGCTCTGCTACGAATATTATTCAGATAGTAAGCCATATTGAGATTCAATGTCATTGTATCTACACCCTGAAAAGTATCTAGCAGTGTGAGTGCAGGAATGTTAGTTTGCTCTGCCACTTGAAACAAACTCACTGTGAAGTTGCCAGCTACTCTGGCATCGCCCATTTGTTGTTTGAAAAAACTCAACACAATATCATACTCAGCCGCAGGAATATTAGCTTCATAATTGTAGAATCTATCAAACACTCTCACTGTTTGATCAAGATTGGTGTTGGTGTAATTAACTGAGCCTGTAGACATTATATAAGTCCTCTAAGGTCGTCGCCATTTGCTGCTGCTGCATTTATGCCTCGAGCATATGCTCGTTGTGTTGACTGTACAGGAAACGCCCAACCGTCAGCTTTATTGATTACTGATCTAACTGCATTGGCGCCATTTTGACTGATTGCTTGTTTGCCTAAAGACACAGCTTCACTTTGAACAATAGATTGCAAATTCTTTCCTTTGAATGTGTTGTAAGCAGCGCCAGCTTTTTGTGCTGCGCCAATCAGGCCTGCCACTGATCCAGATTCCAAGTCTGCCAAGATACCTTCGCCAGTGCTCAGCAAACCACCTTGACCAAATATACTAGCAGTAGATCCAGGGCGAGCCAATGGACTTGGTGTTTCGTCATAGTGTGCTGAATCTGGCCAGCTAATGTTGGTATCTGGTTTGCCAAGGCCGCCATTGAGATACTTCACAGTTTCGTAACGCACAGTCATGGTATGTTGCATGGTGCCATTACCTTGCGAATAGTCGTAGGTGTCGTGATTCCAAGCAGTGATCAGTGGATTGATCAAGATGTATCTAGCATACTTGTGTTGATCAAATCCAATAATTTGTATGTCTCTAAAGAATGGTGGCTTGCCACTGGCTGTTTGTGTGCCATCCATGAAGTTTTCGCCAATGTATCCCCAGTCATTCACACTGCCTATACGATTTTGTTCATAAATGTCTCGGTTGTTGTAACTGAAACCGTTTTGTTTGGTAGCATTTAGGCCAGGTGTGCCGTATGAAGTTGGTGCATTGCTGATGTACTGTTGCGCTGGATCTTTGTAGTAGTATGAATAATACTGATACCACATCTCACGAATGTTGTCGCCGCCGTCGTCATGAAATGTTATGTTCACCGGTTCATAATTGATTTTGGTCTGTACAATTCTTTTGCGATTGTACTGATTCAATGTGGCAACGTCAATGTTGTATTTGGGCAAGTCAACTGTTTTTACTGCCAAACTGAGATTGGCAATATTTTCAGGATTAAAAATTTTACTGTTCTTTAACGCAGGAATTTCATTGTAGTTCAGTGAAAACTGAACATGGAATAAAAATTTAAATCTGGGTTTTAGTTCGTAGGCGTTGGTGCGAAACGTTTTGCTTGCGTGAGTGTAATCACGCAAGCTATTTGTCGCAGTAAAGCCTTGAAGAAAGTCCTGGCCGAAGCTAGACATTGATTAGACCTTAGGGTGCTGTACCAATGCCTGTTACCACATCGTTTACAGTACGGCCAATAACAGCACCAATGCCACCACCGCCTTGATTGCCTTGGTTAGCGTTGTCATAAGAGATGTTCATGGTAATTGCCACTGCTTCGTTGGTGCCATAAGCCATTGGACCATAGTCAGCACTCACAATATAGCAACCATACAGTTCCCATGATTCAAGTACCACTGGTTCGTTAGCGCCGTTGCCACCGTCCAGAATTTCTAACTTGGTCAAGAACTTGTAGTCAATACCGGATGCAGCTGAACTCATTTCCAAAAAGTCCATTTGTTTCTGAATTTGCTCGCCGATCAACTTACTCACATTACCTGACGCATCATCACGAATCTCAACAGCAACATCTGCCCAACTGTGACGTCCGGCTAACTTCAATGTTGAGTTATAAATTGGCAATGTAATTGCTTCAAATGTCAAGTTAGGTCTAGCAAAGCTCACTACCTGCTTGGTTAACTCTGTTGTTGGTGTTGAAACTCCCAAATTCTCAAACATCACTCTAAAGCGATATCTAAGTTTTGGCATTAACAGACCTTGGGTGCTTGCTGATTGATCGCTTGCAAGCGGTACTGTCATTTTGTTTAATGATGAACTTGGCATTGTATATATCTCCTAGTTTTATTTATCTTAGACTTGAGGTCAAAAAATAGGGTCCTTGGACCCTATTTTTACAGGCCTGCGGCTATGTCTCCAGTGTTCTTGATACGCAGAGGAATGTAGATAAACTCCACAGCCTTGACTGGTTCAATTGCAATATCAACCCACAATTCATTGCGGTCAATACGAGCTGGTGTGTTATTGCTCAAGTCGCAAACAACCAAGTAGTCATAGATAGCACGTTTGGCAATCAAGTCAACCATCAAACTGTTGCAAGTGTTGGTGATTTCATTGCGTGTGATCTGATCGTTTGGTTCAAACAGATACAACTTACCAATTTCTTCCAGGCGTCCACGCAAGAATGCAACTAAACGTGCAACGTTGATACGATCTAGTGCTGTGGTAGTTGTGGTTGATGTCTTGTTACCAAAGTTGGTAATACCCACACCTGGAATGAATGTAATTGGGTTAACATTCAAACTGTACAGTACATCACGCAGGCCTTGGTTCACGCCAAGTGGCACAAACTCGCCAGTAGCTCCGTCAATATAACCAAGTTGTGTGGCATTGTCTACCACACCACGGCGTGTACCAGCTGGTGCCAACCATGGATAGCTCACTTCGTCACTGCGAATAATTGTTCTAACCATCATGTGACTTGGTGCTGTTACCACAGTATTACCACTCAAGTCTACAGTTGTACAACTTGGATAGAATGTAGCAGCATAGTTACTGGTAGCTGATTGTCCATCGCCAGCTAGTGTGCCCAAGCCATTGTTGTTGGTAGCCCAGGTTGTGATGTCAGTACCTGTGCCAGGCAAACGCATTGGAGTATCACCAACCACAAATAGTGTGTTGTTACGCTCGTTGCTGAGTGCAATCATATTAGGAATCAACTCTGGATAAGCAGGTGATGCAATCAATGTGTACTGTGCAGTGTCTTCTCTTGCGCCTAGGCTGGTATCCAAGCCTGATCTCATTGCTGCCACAACCATCTGACGTTGTGCCAGTCGACCCGCATACATGCTACCGTCTTGCTTGTTACCTGACGCTGTGAGCCAAGTGCTGGTCACTGCTGGCAATGTGTCATCTGGGAATGTGGTCGCATTAAAGTAATCACTTTGATAGCTCTTGACATTATAACCTGAACGTCGTGTGTTCCACAACAACATACCTTGTGGATATAGTGCTGGATTAGGTGCATCCAAATCCAAATAGTTGCTGGTCAGCAAACTCACAATAGATGGAATTGGATCTGCAATAGGATCTGTTGTGCCATTTGGTGCCCAACGAGCATCAGCAAACAATACACCATTCTGTGTGACTTGATCTGTAGTATCAACAGATACCCACTGATCCACACCGCTTACAGATTCCCAACGATACAATAGAGGATAGTTTTCTAAGTCGCTGGTGTCAACCCACAAATCACCATATACTAAAGCACTAGCTGACACATCATTTTGTGTTGTAGGTGCTGTGGCAGCACAAATTGGGCCGCTGGCATTGGTCTGTGTTAAGTCATATCCGCGAACATCGTTAGCAACGTTTTGATAGCCAAACCAGGAGCCACCGTTTTGAATCATGATGTCAACTTGAGTTGGTGTTGAATAGTACCACAATCTGCCATCAGCAGGATCCTGATAAGGTGCTGTGGCACTAGAAGTGTATTCAAATTCTGGCTCACTACAGAAGTTAGACAATATCAATGTTGTATAATTGGTAATACTCAATCGGCAATAAGGTGTGTCTGCTGTGAATCCAGCTGTGGTAATTGGAGTACCTTGTCCTGCCACTGCTGCTAAGGCAATTATACCACCTTGGCTGTGAGTAAACACAATATTACCGGCCGAGTTTACACTAGCTGACACATAAGGAATATTGGCTGCACTAACATCAGCAATAAAACTAGCAATGCTGGTACCACTTAGAATAACAGTAGCAGTAGTAGATGTAGTGCTACCTGCTTGAGAGCCAGATATTGTAAATCTATTTCCAGCAATAAACAACGAATCACCATTGGCACCTGGCGTTGTGGTGCCGGTAACTATAGTTTGTCCAAATGCACACTGTCTGTAAAATT